TTTATGGATACGACGATGAACCACCCACAGTCATCATCGACGCATGATAGAATCCTCTAACTCGTCAACCTCGTACCATGCCCAATGACACGCCTCGGATGTAGTGTCCTCTTCACATATGTCCTGTGCTTCTTCTATGGCTTCCTTGAACCGTAGACGAAGTCTCGGGTTCGCGACTTGGTCGCTCACGGGTTCCCTCTTGATAGGTGGTCGATGGTACAATCCGTTTAGAACATTCACTCGAGTTTTTGCTAATTTAATTTTGTACAGATTGTTCTCCGAAAAGGTTGCGATACATTTCATACTTTAACGTCATATAAAGATTTTAAGCACTTTTACGTTACATGAAAATCTTCTACGTTTGTTCGTACGGTGGATGTGGTTCCAAAATGTTGTGTGAAGCACTGAAACGCCACGGTGCCGTTGAACACGTGCATAGTCGAAAGCCACCTGAGAAGTTGGAGTTTATTGGACGACACGGTGGTGGACGTACATATATTGAGTGGTTTAATGGTATCCAGGTACCTGAAGACCAGGTCAACGAATATTATGTCATCTACCTTTACAAAAATCCAGTAAAGTCAATCCTGTCCAGGTTCACAAATCCTCTCCACCTCGACCATATCCAGACGAATAGGAAGACTACGATTCAAGATGTCGTCGATTCTTCTAAAGACCTCTATGGTGTGAAGGAATTTTACGACAACTATACCAAACCTGGCAACAGGAACTATAAAATTTACTGTGTCAAATATGAAGACATTTTCGAAAAGCAAGATGAACTGAGTAAACTACTGGGTATTGGTAAACTTGGTCTAGTAAAGAATGAGACTGAACGCACACACAAAGACTCCGACAAACTAACTGAAATTTACAAAGACCTTATTGAGACTATGGAGAAGAATGAGTTCATCATTGTAAATGGTTAAAGATTAATCGGGTTTACACGATAGAATGTCCTCCTATAACGTCGAACCCTGTAACTTCAAGTACCGTGTCTCCTCCCTCGAGAAGGTGGTCGACGGTGATACCATCGATGTCGCCATTGACCTTGGCTTCGATGTCTGTACGAAGCAGCGTGTTCGCCTCCTAGGTATTGACACTCCCGAGTCTCGCACTTCTGACGCAGAAGAGAAGAAGTTTGGTCTCCTCTCGAAGAAGAAGCTCAAGGAGTGGTGTATGAAGGCGGTCGCATCTGAGAAGGATGATATCGAAATCGAACTCAGATGCCCCGAGGCGGATTCGAGGGGTAAGTTTGGTCGTGTACTCGCGGAGGTTTGGGTGTGCGAAGATGGTATCTGGACAAATGTCAACAAGTGGATGTGCGACGAGGGGTACGCCGTTCCCTACACGGGGCAGAACAAGGCAGACGTTGAGGCACTCCACATGGCGAACCGTGAGAAGGTTAAGGATCAGTTAGAGTAGGAATACTTATGTACCCACAAATTACAAACCCATTTCTCCCCAGACTTTACAGGTCTCCCACCATGTAAAGCCTTGGACGTATCAAGCTCATAGTTGTCGAGGGTGTCGAAGAAGAGGACATCACCCTTGTTGAGCTTGAACTTCTTTTCTATTTTGGGAAATTCGGTTTCACCACCCTCGTAGTCGTCGTTCAGAGCAAAAATAAACGTGTACATACGAGGATTCTTCTGATGCTTGAGGACATCTTGGTGTGGCACATAATGTCCACCAGGAGTGTAGCGAAGAACTTGGAGTTTTTCACAGTTTTGGAAGGGTCGGTCTGTGTATTTTAGGCATCTGTTCATGATGTTCCCAACTACGGGGTCTCGCTTGGATAACCATGCAGTCTCACTCTTACGTATGCGTTCATCAACTTTGTAATCACTCCCAATGGTGGAAGTCTGAAGGTTCTTCTCAGCCTTCTTCTTGATGTATTCACACTCCTCATCCGTTAGGAAGTTTTTCATGACCCGTGGTTCCCTGTACACTGGTATCAGGTAGAGAACAATGATGATTAGGAACAGGATGAGTATCATCTTACTGTAGTCACACAGAAATATTTCGAGGCAACTTACTATTGTACCTCTTGCGTATTGTTTCAAAGACTTCATTTCCATAATCGATAATCTTCTGGAGAAGTTCCACGATTTCGTCGTGACGGTCGGGTTCGAGGACATACTGTCGGAGGAGGTCACCACCCGTGTTTGCCATCATCTCAAAAATGTTCGAGATGTCCCTCGTCTTCTCCTTGAACTTTTCCTGTCTCTGTAAAAACACCTTGAAGTCTTTCTCAGTTATGTCATTCAACATATATGCTACACGAATCTGTAAATTATTTGTAGGTTCAAGGTCTATGTTCATATTTTCCCATTCGACTTGATGGATAGCCATAGAGTATTGAAGAATCTCGTTTGTGGCACCTATTTCACGCAGTTCCCTGAAGGTTGGTACACCACCACATGGTATGTCTCCATGTTCTCGGGACATCATCGTTTTCTTTTTGAACTCGATAAAGTGGGGATTGTGTATTCGACCAGTCTCGATTTCCCCAGTGCGCCAGTTGAATGCTGTGTGACATGAGATGCACCACATTTGCGCACACCCACTCGTCTTATGAATCACCGTACCACACTTGGGACAGGATTTGCTATCTTTGTTCAAGAGTTTCATCGTCTCTACGACGTTGGGGTCACATTGGTGTCCATCAGTGCGCTTCTCGTTACACTCTTTACAGTAATAGACATCACAGAGACCACAAAACCAATGCTCATTCAAGAACCCCTTACACTCTTCACGTGGACACTGACGCACAAATTTCACCTGGTCACCGTCCACCACCCTACCACTATTTCGAACATGTTCAAGTTCCCTGTAGACCCGCTCCATGTCTCGGTACAAGTTCCTAATATCTGGATGAATCTGAAGAACACGGTCAAACTCATTTTCGAATGTCTTGTACTTGTGGTGAAGTTCTATCAAACGCTCTTTCTGCGCTCGAAGTGTGCGACGAAGTTTTCTCATATAGAGTATTCTCTCAACTTCGGGTTGTGTTTCGGGCATGAGTGCCTTTTCTCTCTCGAGGAGGACATTCTCTCGGTGCCGCCTGAGTGCCGTGTTCCTGAAATATTTGGTACAGAAGGTGTCAACAAATTCCCTGTTCCAGAGGGTCTTACATCCCATACAGTGAGGGTCTTCGAATGAGTCTATGATGTATCGTTGACAGCATGACCTACAACTGACTAAATCACAAAAGGGACATTCAACTTTTTTGTGATTTATCTTGTTGAACTTTTCACAACACACATCACAATCTTCCATTAAATTAAAGGCAGGTTATTTCTTTAACCGAAAAAAAAACTCAGAGTAAGGTATACAATGAAGCCTGCTGTGATAGCGACGATTGTAGGTGCGATGTGCCTCTCCTCCAGTATTGGAGCTGCTATGTCAATGGGTGGTGGGACCGAAGAAGGTGGTGAATGTACCCCGGAAGAAACCCTAGACCCAAACGCCACTTATGCTTTCAACGCAGATGGTGAATGTGTTCCAACATGTATCTCAGGGTACATCAAGGAAAGTGGAACCTGCGTGGAAGACTTGGGACCCCCAGTGGTGGTGGATGTTCCAGCCGAGTTCAGGACATCTTCGGGGCCATGGAAGATGGAGAGAGGTCGCGATACTATGAAGAGTAATAATACTGGTCGACTCGATGGAGATTTGTGGGCTTCTGAATGGAGCGAAGTTGGTAAGTGGTACCAAATGGATAATGGTAAAATCGCCGAAATTGTTGGCCTTGCCATCAAGGGGAGGAAATCGGGCTCTAAGGAGTCATGGGGTCCACAGTTTGTGAAAACGTTCAAGGTTAAATACTACGACAATGGTGAGTGGAAAGATGTGGATGGGGGTGCTACCTTTACAGGTAACACGGACCACGATACCCAGGTCGATGTGAACTTCGCGACCCCTGTGACCACCAGATACATCCGCATCTACCCCCAGACGTGGAACAAACACATGTCGTTGCGGTCTGGTCTGATAACGAACGATACAGTCGACGCTTCGGCACACAAACTCCTCAACATCCCAGCTGATAAGCGTGCGGCGTCGTCATGGTGGAAAAACAACGACAGCGCCAACTGGCACCCTAAGAAGGGTGTTTTGGGTAGCGGTACAGGGTGGCACCCCAAGAATGGTCGTGCCTCAGATGGAAGCGAGTGGTACGAGCTGCAGATGGATTCACCCACGGATGTAACTGGCGTTGCGCTTCAAGGGCGTGGTGGTGATAATAAAACGAAGAATTGGGATTTCCAGTGGATAACTACGTTCACAGCCCAGTACAAGGACACATCTGGAAACTGGGTGAATGTCGATGACGGTTTTGTCTACTCGGGGTCTTCTGATAAGGAATCGACTGTGTGGGTACCATTCAACACACCAGTGAACACCACAGCTGTGCGTATCTATCCCAAGACGTGGCATAGAAACTTCACTGGTCGTTTTGATTTGCTCGGTCCCAGTGGTTCTTCGGAAGGATATCAAATTGGACCAATGGTAAAAGAAATCCAGGGTTTCTCGTTTTATTGAAAATCTACAAATTGACTAATCATTTCACGCGCGTCATCCCTCTCATAGATTGTCTGTGCAAAAAAG